GAATCAACACCACAAGGTATATCATCTTGAATACGTTGAAATTCGGGTTTTGCCTTCACTGTGATGCACACAAGACGACGTTGAATAGAGTATGGACAATTGGAATACAAACCAGCATCCAAAGTCTTTCTATTAGTCGTTGCGACTGCAATACAAGGTTCTACAAAACATTTTCCTTTAGCCTCAAGTTCAGCTTTAGGTGCATAATACATTTGATTATTAATAACATCAATGATTGCTCTTGTCGGTGGTTTCTCAACAAAATTCGACTTATCGTTCGAAATGTCATCAAAAATCATAACTAATTTATCAGTGGTCCAATTGGACATGAATTTATCACCTGCATTATATGCACAACGATACTCTTTGCTAGTAGGCATACCTTGACTTGCAAGAACAGCGTCAACAAGCTGATCTCCAAACATGGTTTTACCTTGACTACTCTCTCCAAAAAGTTCAATAGCCCAAGGGGCAGCGCGAACTCCTGATGAGATTTTCATAGCAACAAAATCATTCTGCACAATCAAAATCTTTTGGTACTTGTCCATAACTAATTTCTTCTCAGGCCCTCGTAAAGACTGAGATAAATTTAAAAGAGATGTGGACAACCTATTTAGGCGTTTCTCAAATTCTTGATCTGTTACTTCTGCAAATTTCTTAAGATTACCATTCTTAACTAAATCATACCATGCCATGACCTGAGCGAACTCTTGGTCAAGCTCCATGGCAGTCCTATCATTGACAAGCAATGGTCTCAATGACCCTGATTGATAACACAAATAGGCACCTTCAGTAAAGAATATGACTGTCTCAAAAAGAGCATCTGCAATATCAAATGCAGACATGTGTTTTTCGATAAGATCTGGTGAAAAGACTTTAAATTGGCCAAGATTGAATTCGAGTGACGACACATCACACAAACCAATCATGACGAGACATCCAAGAAGTTTTGAAACTTGATTAAATGCTCTATTAGATTTACACAATTTCCAATTTTGGCGGACATCACGAAGACAATCCAACCAATCTGGAGTTGCGCTTGATTGTGGTGAAACAAGAAGTTCTTCAACAAATCCTTTCACTGTTTTAAAAAGTGATCTTGTGGTACGACCTTGGGCCCAAGTCAAAACTGACGTAATGACACCCAATGGTGTACTTTGTTGTGAAAGATTTACTAGAAGAAGAATAACTCCTTCTAGTTCTCTTAAAACCTTGTCTGGAATATCAATATTGGCAAATTTTGCCAAAGCGTCAATCGAAAATGACGCTGCTGAAATAGTCTCTAAGCCAAAATGTGGCTGATAAGACTCTTCGGAAATAATATCCAATTCAGGAAGAGTTTCAAACTCTTGTTTCCATTTTTGCGAATTTTTCCAAACCTTATTATTTTTAAAAGGTCTGCGAGCTGCTTCGCGCTCGTTATGTTTTTTGCGTTGAAACTTAATTCGTCGCGTCTCCTTTGCGGAGAATGGGTCCATTTTTTCTTTTAAAATAAAACCCATCTTGTCAATATTACCACCAATAATTCGTTTATTTTCTGTATGTAACTTTTTTCTCATGAAGGGTGGTTTATTGTTATTGATAGAACGGGGAACTTTCTTAACCCTATTCTTCAAATTCGGTCATATAGTGTTCTACAAGCAATAAAGTATATAATGATCAGGACATCGGATTTATCCATTCGGTACCGGCCTACACACATATACAATACTGAAATTTATTACGTTATTTTTCAAAATAATGAAAATGTTTATATCTTATAAAATAAGAGCTGAAAAGGAATTGACTGAAACCTTATTCAGTGAGCTTCATGCGCTCTAAAACAAATGCAAAATAATGAAATTAAAATCGACTTAAATTAGTAACCAGGTATAGTTCTACATCTCAAAAGAGAAGAATCAATCTAATTTATGTTTAAAAGGACAAAACAAAAGTTGGGTGGTAGCCCAACATAATATTCCTTGCTATAATAACAAGACACGGACTTAGACACTACAATGTGTCTGCACCGTCGTTGCGGTTTCCAAAAACAAATAGGGGTGATCGCTAGTTTAGCACGATCGATACTTAGAATAAAATTTTTGAGTAGAAGATCAATAAGACGTAGTAGTCAAGAAAGGCATATATAATGCCTTAAATGACGCTATAGTCTTAAAGGGCAATTAACTGCCAAATATCTACAAACACTGCGTACGGGGAATTCCCGT